GCCTACGGTTTCTGTTTCGCCGTCATCCAGGATGATTTCTATGATTATTTTGGCGTCGTCATAACCGGTTGCCTGCTTTGTTTTTTTTGTGCTGCCTTCCACGTCCTGCTCGTCGATGAGCGCGTCCTCTTTAATTTCAAAGCTTTTTACCACGCCCGGCAGCACGGTGCCGCCTACCTTGATATGGTTGTCGTCAACATAAATCACTTTTAGCCCTCCCCTTGTGTAATAAGGGCGTTGCTGTTGATATTATTTTCTATTTCGTCAACAATCTTAAACAGCTGCGCCAGCTCCTTAATCTTGTTGATGTCGATATTCATAATTAACCGGTCTATTTTGGTGCCAATCTGCTTCTCTTTTTTAGTCTCTTTGGTTGTTTTTTCGGTTTGGTATATCTCTCTGATGCTGATTTTTTTGAGCGGTTCGCGCTGCACAGCCTTTTTGTTTCCGTCGTTTCCGTCCTCAATCTGCCAGTTAACCAGGTTCAGGCTCTTTTCAACTGCCTGGTACGGCAGATTCTCGCCTTTCTGTATGCCGGTTGCGAGTGTGGACATGGTTCTGTGTCCGGAGAGCGTCAGGGTTGCAAGCGGTCCTTCTTTGGCGTCGCTGAACGGCAGCAGGTTGCGTATTTTCTTGAAAATGTTTTTAATGGCCGTCACCGGTTTCATCGCCGCGCTCTTGATACCGTCAACTAAAGTGTCAATTATCTTTGTTCCGGACTTTTTGAACCATGCCGGAAGCCCGGTGAAAAACTCCTTGATTTTGTTGATTCCCACAACAAAGCCGGTTTTGATGTTGGTCCACATGTTGCCGAAAAACGCAACTATCTGTTTCCAGTGTTTAATAACCAGCAGCGGTATGCCGATAAACGGCAGGAACACGGCCACTGCAATCATTATCCAGCCCTTCATTTTATCAAACAAACCTTTAATCCAGTCAAATCCGGCTTTCATTCTGTTGACAAAACCGGCCCAGATGTTTTTAATGGCGTCAATTCCTTTGGAAACGCCGGCTTTTATATCATTCCATAAAATCTTGAAGAAAGCGGTGATTTGTTTCCAGTGCTTAACAATCAGCAGCGGAATTCCGATAAACGGCAGAAAAACGGCCAGTACAATCATTATCCAGCCCTTCATTTTGCCGAATAAGTTTTTAATCCAGTCCCACGCTTTGCTGAAATAACCGACGACCTTTTGCCATAATTTCTTAAAAAACTCGCTTATTTTGTCCCAGTTTTTATAGAGCAATATGCCGATTGCGATAACGGCGGCGATTGCTAAAACAACCAGGCCGATAGGGGACGTTATAAAGGCGAGCGCGGCGCCGAATGCCGTTGAAACGCCCGCGGCAATGGCCGTCACCACGTTATAAATCAGTAAAGCACCTTCTACTATGCCGAACGCGGCGCCCAGCGAACCGAGGATGATAACAACCGTGTCGATTACCGCTTTATGCCGTTCATAAAATGCGGTTGCTGCTTTAATTTCTCTGCTTACCGCGGCAAGGGTGGGCTTGATTTTTGTTGACATGGTACCCGCCCAAATGCCGAATTTTGTGGTTAATTGCGTTAATTTAGGAATAAACGGGCCTAACGCCGTGCCGAGTGCGCCGGCCACGGACTGTTTAAGCGTTGTCATGCCTTTGTTGAAGCTTGTCAGGCCTTCAACGGTTTTTCCGGACATAACCGCCCCGCTGTCATGCGCTGCCTGCGTCCATGCTTTGAGCTTATCGCCGCCGGCCTCAATGAGCGGATTCATCTGCATGGCGCCTTTGCCGAATATCTTCATGGCAAGCGCGTTGCGCAGTGCCGGGTTTTCAATTTTCTTCAAAGCGTCAAGAGATTCAGCCATAACATCGTTGCTGTCCCGCATTTTGCCTGTCACCGGGTCCAATGCTTTAACGCCCAGCTCTGTAAATGCTGCCTTCATCGCTTTATTGCCGGTATAAACGCCGTACATGTTTTTCTGCAGGAACTTGGAACTGTTGTTCATTGCGTCAAGGCCTACGGAGCACTTGGCGCCGACATAGGTCATTTCCTGTATTTTGGTTGTTGTTTGTCCGTATATCTCTGCGTTGCGCGATATCTCTTCGGCGCTTTCTGCAGACTTTAAAACGATGGCGCCCAGCGCGACCGCTCCGGCTCCTGCTCCGACCGCGAGCCCTTCAAGGCCTTTTTTCACTTTTCCGCCGAGGTTTGATGTGAAGCTGTCAAATTTCTTGCTTTCCGCCAGCGCGGATGCGCCGATCGCGTTGAACTTGCTGCCGACGGATGTCTTGACCCTTTCCAGCGGGCCGGACATCTTATCCACCATGTTCATTATAAGGGAAAGTTTGAATATCGATTCCAGGCCCACTGTTTCTCACCTCGGTTTAAATCAATTGAGCGCCGGCCGGAAAAGGCCGGCGCTTTCCTTTAATCTGCGAAGACTTTGGATATGGCCTTTGCATGGATATCCTCTTCAATATCCTGCAGGTATCTGGCTCGGGCATAGAGCTTGATAAAGTCCTCAAAATCAAGTTCCAATACATCCGTCGGTAGAAGAGCAGGCGGGACAAACCGGTGTATTTCAAGCAAAGCCGATTCCACAAAGTCATCCCGGACCCTGCCGAGCTCATCTTCTACAAGCGCATCAAATTTGCGTCTTTGCTAAGGCCCAGCATACTCAGCAGCTTTTCGCCGGCGCCCAGCGTCAGCGCCGGGTACTCTTCAATGTCGGCCTCAAGCTTGTCCAGCTGCTCCGGAATGATGTTGTCGGTCAAAAAGGTCTTGAGCGCCTTGGTCATGCCGTTGCCGGCAGTCTTCACATAGCGGTCATAGCTTGCCGTGGCCGGCTTTTTAAAGATGTAGCAGAGTTCGAGTTCCGTCTCGTCATCCGGGCTGAGCGTCATGTTGAGCTGGTAGATTTTGCCGTACTTTTCCTTCAGCTCCTCGATGTTAAATTCCGCAGCTGCTTTTTCTCCCTGTTTCGTCTTGTCAGACATAGTCTTATTCTCCTTTTGTCAAATATTTTGAGTTAGGTCTTAGATGGCCTTCAAGCCGTCGCTTTCGATTCCGTTCACGATAAGCACATCAAGGTCAATCTTAATGTTCTTGTCGCCCTGCGCCACCTTGGTGTCGCGCTTGGTGAACGTGACGGTGTTCAGCACGTCGCTCCTGGTCCGGCTGCCCGTGTTCGCGTAGGAAACGATGATTTTCGGGATAGTCAGGCTGTAGAGCGGAATGTTCTTGCTTTTGCAGTAGTCAAGCAGAGCGTCGTAGTCATCCCTTAACAGGCTTAACTTGCCCTCTGCCTTATAATTGCCGGTGCCGAAACCCCTTGAGGCGGCACCTTTGCCGTAAACAAGCTCTTTTTCGAGCTCGTCGCTGTAGGAGATTTCCTGGAACTCGATGTTGAGCCCCGGCAGGCTGATATCAACGTCGGCCCAGTCATAGGCCTTGCCGTTTACCTTTAACATAGTTGCAGCTCCTTTCCTTGCTGGCTTTATTTAGACCTGCCGAGGTCTACCTCAATGTCACGGATGTAACCCCGTGATTTATACCGGACAATGACCGAAAGTTTGCCCGTTGTGGCAATGTCCTGGGTGTTGGCTGCCGTGATGCTCGCCGATGAGATCTCTTTAGCCTTTATCATCTGGTCCAGCGGCTCCCGCATGAATATCACGCGCTTTGCAAGCTCATTGGCAAGGTCATCAAGGTTAATATCATCCTGCAGCAGCTGCAGGCCTTCCTTGCGCACTTCCCGTGCAATCTTGTTTTTCACGCGGGTATCTTCAGCATAGAGGTAATCCGTGTCTGCCGGCGCCATAACGCGCGCGTTGGTGACGTAATAGACGTTCGGCAAACCGAAGTACTGCCGGAAAGTAAGGAAATTTGCGCCGTCGATATCCTCAACAAACTCTTCGATGCCGTCCGGCAGGAGATCCAGAATTTTGGCGTTGGAAATATCCATGTTGGCGGAATCCCTTGTTTTTCCGATGCTCTGCTGAACCGGTGTCCGGGCATACATCCCGCAGACAACCCCGGCAAGGTTGGTGTTCCTTGTAATGCCGTCAAGCCCGGTATAAAGTGCCCTTGCGGCAACCACCTGCAGGTCGTAATCGAATACGTCTTTTGCGGCGATAAGCCTGGCCGCGTAAGCGGATGCCGTTTCGTTGGTTGTCGGCGCGAACGCCTCAACAACAAACAGCAGCGGCTTGTGGAAATCCGTTGCGAGCTCATCCCTTGCGGCGGAAACGGCAACCCAAAACGCCTTTTCGGATTCTCCGACGATGTGCACAAACTCAAACTCCGTGTTGAAGTATTTGAGCTTTGCAATGGCTGCCGTCGCGTCTCCGTTGGTCATGGCGGGCGCGGTTGTCGTGAAGCTGAAGGTATCCGCCGCAACAAAGGATGTTGCCTCGTTTGGCGCCGATCCTTCCGCGAAGGTAGCCGTCAAACCGGTGTACGGTATTGCGTATGCGCCGTTTACGGGTACGGTCTTGTCGCCGGAATAGCTGTAACCGCCGTCGATGGAGTACTTGAATGTGGCAGTGTTTCTCTGGCCGGTGCCGGTGACCTTGATAATCACGCTGAAAGCGTTGTTCGGGCTGCCGCTCACCGTAAGGGTGCCGGTTCCGGTTTTGACGCTGGTAACCGTGCCCGCGGTGCCCGCCGTTGTGGCGGCTACCGGGATGCAGTAGATTACGTTCGCGCCGTTTTCGACGGAGTCAATCACCTTGTCGGCAAGCGGGCAATATCCGAGCAAAGCCCTGATATTTGCCGGCGTCATGTCGCCGGTGATTAAAATCGGGGTGCCGGATGTAACCGGGGACGCGCCTATTTTTACATGGACACCGTCGCCCTTTAGTTCGCTCAGCTTAAGCAAACCGTCGGTTACGTTAACATTGACATCGTTAAGCATAATTACACCTTCCCTATCGGGCTGCCGCTGAAAGTAACAACAGCTGCGTCGTACTCATCCTCGGTAACCATTTTTCCGGACTGCCATCCGTTTGCGGTACAGGTACCGGCATAAAGCGGAGCGCCCGTTTTCTTTCTTTCCTTCAGCTCTTCAATTGTGAAGAGCTCCCCGGACGCTTCGGCTGTTTCGGGTGTGTCCGGTGTTTGTTTGTTAGACATTTTAAGTCTCCTTTCCTATTTCGACAACTTCAATACCCGAAAGCTTGGCGAGCAGGATGTCCTTATATACGCCTCCGGTGAATTTAACCTTGACGTTGACGGCGACCTTTGACTTTAGGATGCTGTCGTCATCGTCAACCCATTCCGCATCCAGCACTTCAATTAAGGTGTAATTGCCGTTGATATAAAGGCCGGTTTCAATCGCAACAAGAAACGCTTCAAAAATCCGTTCCGTGTTTTCCGGTACCGCGTCGCCGATAATAACGCTGAAGGTTGTTTCCCTGAGTAAAATCTTATGCCTTTTCCGGTCGTCGCCTTTTTCATCCGTATAGGTTTTCTTGAGGTTGCTCCGGGTGAAAGTTTCCGTTTCGAAGAGCACGGCGCCCACATGCGCGTCCTGGTAAAGCTGCAGCTTTTTCATGCTGGTGATGATTTGCGAGTGGATGCCTGCTGCTTTCAGCTTTCCGGAAAGGTATTTTTGGCATTCTGTGTACATTACTTAATCCTCCGCGAAATGGTCGTCGATAATGTCCTTAATATCCTGCATATCTTCCTTGCTGATGCCGAGGAACGGCCTGGCCGGTATATTAACGTGAACGGTAACCTGTTTTTTGCGTATCCATTTGCCGTTAATCATAAATACAAGGCCCTTGGATGTCTTTGCCTTGATGGTAATGCTCCGGCCCTGTGCGCCCAGCTGGTGGGTGCTTGCGTAAATGGTGTTTGTGCCTACCGCTAAACCGGTTTCGTCGGACTTGGTATGGATAGAATTCCGGAGCCTGCCTGTCTGTACCAGCGTTTTTCCGCCTTCTCGTTCAGCCCGGATAGATTGCTTCCACCTTTGGCCGTCCGGAGCCTGCTGGGTTTTGAAACGCTGCACGGTCGATGACCGGAGCAGTTGGGATATAACCTTATTCAGGCTTTTTTTGTCGGTCTCGGCAAGCGATCGGAGCCGGTAAAGCAGTTTTTTGGTGTCGCCTTCAAGTTTAATACTAACCATTTGGACTCCTTTGACCATAATAGCAACACTGATTGAAAAACCGCGTTCCGCAAGGTTCACTTGTGAACGTTGTTCTCTTTACATCCCCGAAAGCTTATCCCGCCCGAATACCCGCGGCGGCGAATCCACCTTGAACCCGGCATGGGCCGCGGTGGCAGGGTCCGGCGTTCCGATGGAGACGGTTCCGTCTGCCACAAGCTCCAAGAACCGCACCGCCGCCTTGTACCGGTTTAGGATATTCTTTTCCCGGTCGCCTTCGTTGATTCCGATACGGCTGTAGAGGTTGTAAACGGCTATATCCTTGGCGAATTTGTTTAAAGCCTGGGGAACATGGGACAAAGGAAGCGGGTACCGTTTGGCCAGATATCCGTCGATTTCGGCGCCGGCGTCTGTGATGGCCGCGCTTATAAGCGGCAGTATCTTGCTTTCGCGCTCATCCGGGTCGCCGATGTAGTCGGTTCCGATGATGGTGTTCAGCGCGTCATCCTTGAGCATGGCGCGGACATCCGCATTTTCGCAGTATCCCATGTTTATCATCTCCCTGCTTGTTTAAATTACGGGCTTGTCGTGCCGTTGCTGCCGTATGCCATCTGCCAGAAGCCGTAACCGGCGTTCCCGCGGGAATCCGTGCCGTACACATATTCCTTGCGCATAAACACGTTTTCGTCGGTTTCGTTGGTCATCGCGACGAATTTCGGTGCTTTGCGGTTCTGGAAAAGCAGCGGTTTAACCGGCTTGTTTGTGCAGAGCAGGTACCAGTATTCATCGTGGCCGGCAAGCAGCGGGGAAACAAGCAGCTCCGCCGTACCCTTCAGCACGTTTGTGGTTCCGCCGACGATATCGGCCAAAAGGATTTCCCTGGCTTTTCCTTCCAGCGCGGGGGATACCACAAGCACGTCGGGCACAAGGTTCAGCGGGCGGTCGTTTTCGTCTTTCATGCCCATGATGGCGCCGCGCGCAGCCAAATACGATACAGCTGTGAGCTTTGCGGTTCCAAAGTTGCTGACGATGGTTTTTCCGACTTTGTGGGAAGCGGAAAAGAACGCGACGCCGTCGTAGCAAAGGTTGGCAAATCCACCGGGCAGCAGGCTGAAAACCAGATTGTCCGGATGCAGGGCCGCAGCCTGTGCAAGGGACTGGACAGCCGGCGCGTAAAGCCCGATTCTGTCGTCTTCGATGTCGTCGCGCGAAACGCTGACGGTTGACTCGTAGCTTTTGTTCTTCAGCGTGTAGCTGGACGCCTTCAGGTTGTTAATCTGACGGTCGCCAATCCATTCACGCATCTGCGGGATGGTGCCGAGCCACTTGTAGTTCTCTTCTCCGGTGACGGAGGGAACCTCGGTGGCTATCTTGGCATATACCGGAGCGGCGTCCGAAAATGCCTTGTTGAAAATGGTGTTGAACCCTGTGAAAATGCCGTTTAATGCCTGTTGATTAACGAGCATGATTAATTTTCCTCCTCAAATAATAAAATAATTTGCTTTTTCTTCTTTGCCTCTCCTGCATCAGGAGAGGTGGCACGCTTAAGCGTGACGGAGAGGTCAGGCTTTAGACTTCTGACTTTAGACTTCCAACTTTTGTTCTCCGTCTACCGTCTAATATCTAATATCTAACGTCTAATCACGTAACCGCGTCCGTTCCGTTGACCCACGCCGTTCCGTTGAACTTGAGCACCTGGCCGTTGCTCGGGCTGGTCAGCGTTACGCCGGTCAAATCGGTGAGGGCCATCGCCGGGATAGAAACCTTCGGCGTCTCGACAAGCACGCCGTCGTCGGTCACGCCGATTACGGTGCCTGCGCGGGAGCTTCCGGTGGCCAATGAACTGACCGTGTTGTCATCCTCGATGTAACAGTCCTTCAGCACATGCGCTTTGGTGACGGCGTGCGAAACGGAATTGTTCCAGACGAATGTGCCGCGGCGCACCTTCACGGTTTTTGCGCCGGCAATTCCGCCGGTGTTGTCAACAAACTCCTCCGCGCGGCCTGCCGCCGTTAAACTGGCTGCCAGAACCGCAGCCTTTGCGTTGCCGCTGGCGTCCAGCACAACAAGGCCGCCTTCGTGAATAACCGCTTCGGCATCCACCGGCAAAATAAGGAATTTCGCGCTGTCCGCGACTTCCGGGGTATTTCTTCCTGCTGTTAAACCTGCCATTGTTATTTTTCCTCCTTAAATGATGATATAGTTGCTCTTTCTTCTTTGTGGTGGGATTGCGTGCTCTTTCTGCTTTGTCGTTCTTTCGTTCTCTGCTGGCCACTGGCCACTGACCACTGACCACTTATTCGGTCTTGTTGAATTTCGCGAGGTCTTCCTTGGTAACGCCGAGCTGCTTGCATACCGAAAGCGTCGCGTCGTCAACGGTTTCCTCTTTGTTCACCTTGGTTTCCATGTCGAGCTCGCCCATCGGCACGCCCTGCGGCGCTTTCTCAACAAAACTGGCAAAACCTGCCGGATCTTTCAGAGCATACTCGGTTGCCCAGTCTTTTTGCGCCGGGGTCAGTTTGCCTGTCTTGAGCGCGGTGGTAACCGTGTCGTCGGCGTCACGCTGGGCAATCTTGTCCTTAAGCGCCTTGAACTCGGCTGCGGAAACGGTGCCCTCCGGCATCTTGCTGCTCAGCGCCACAATGGCGGCGGTGACGTCTTCCGTCTTGGCGTCGTCTTTCAGGCCCAGCAGCCCGAGCACGGTCTTGTTGGCGACCGGTTCGCCTGCAGCCGCGGCGGCGTCGGTTTGCTCCTTGAACTTCTTTTGGTCTGCTGCTGCCGTTCCGCAGGCATTAACTACCTGCTCTTCGGTTGCGTCCTCGCCGAGTCCCAGAAGAATGGCGAGTTGCTTGAGTAAATCCATGTTGTTGTTTCCTCCTTCAAAATTAATGTGCATGGAATTGATTATCGGGAACATCCCGTCAATGGCGGGTGTGTTCGTCAAAGCGACTGAGTGCAGCGCAACTGCCTTACCGTCAGATTTTCGTACAAGGACAACCGGCGATACGTAGCGGTATTCCTTGTTTTCAAGGTACTTCCTTCCCTGCGGTGTCCATTCCACCGTTGCCGTTATGGCGCCGTCTACTAAGTTCAGGTCTTTTATCCAGCCCGCGGCCGGTGCCTGCACATCCTTGAGCGTCTGATGCTCATAATCAATAACGATATCATTTCCCCGGGCAAGAAATGCCTGCTTCATGTCCGCAAAACTTTCACCGTCAACGGTAAAATCTCCCTTTTGGCTTTTCACAAGCCCAAGCGGCAGTATTTTTATCTCATTCGGCGCGCCGGTGACCTCTGTTTGCCCTGCGCTGCAGGCAAAAATATCAAATTTCAGTGTCATTTCTTCACATCTCCGTAAATTCAGCCTTAAAATCCCATAAAACCGCGTTAGCACGCGTGCGCACGGGGGTATTTTGCTTCTGTCGTGTAAAGGGGCTATTTCGGGCTCATCCCGTTAAAAGGGCATTTAAACGCTCATTTCAGCCGTTTCCCTGAGTTTGGTTTTGATAAGCCCTCACGAGTGAATCCGGATATCCGGTTAAATCCGGGGAAAACGGCGTTTTTGCCGGGTTGCTCGCAAAATGCGGGTCCGGATGCACATGTGTAAACCGTCCGTCCGGGAGCTCTGCAACAAGCGGCGCGTTTTGCTCGACTGTCAGCCCGCGGCTCTCCACCTGCCGTTTAGAAAGTGCGTGCACCGTGCACCTGCACCGGTATCCGTTCGGCGGGTACCAGGTATCCCACACCGGCGAATCCGCCGGGAATACCCTGCCGTCCATGGCGAGGTGGCTTGGCCGTGTGCGGCTGTCGTTTACTGCGTCGTATTGCCAGTACGGCAGCGCTTTCAAAACATCCGGGTCCGTCATTTCCCGGTAATGTCCCACTTGGTAGGCGGTTTGCACGTTTGTCCGGAAGATATTGTCCGCCTGAAAGTTTGTAATGCCCTCATATCCCTTGTCCTCAAGGAAAGTGTTCATCCGGTCTTTGAAGCTCTTGAGCGTTTCGCCGTTTTCGATGGATTGCAGCAGCTCGTCGTGGAATTTGTTGAGAATCTCAAATTTGGTGTATCCGGAAACGGTAAACGCGAGGGTTTGGTATTCATTTTCCAGCGCGGCGAACGTCTTTGCTGTCACGGGGATTTTATCCCCGAAATATTGAACGGCCTCTTCAAACGTGATGTCCTGGTTTTGGGTGATGACACTGTTGATATCATCCATCCTGAACACGTCCCTCCAGGTCTGCATATATCATTGAGCGCTGCATCAGCGCGTCAAGGTCGCTGATATCCATACTTTTTGCGAGCTTTTCAATAAACTTTTCGTTTTCAAAGCCCTGTTTCAGCTCTTCCAGGCTGTTGGCGCCGTCAACCATCGTGAGCACCGGGGCAAACAGCTTTTTGTATAATCCGGCGCTTTGTTTAACGGCTGCCGCGGTGATGTCTTCCATGTGCTGCTGGGAACCGAAGCCGTCATTGTTGGCTTTAAGCGACAGCGTCAGCGGCAGGGGATTTCCATTGGGTACCGGCGCAGCTGCGGCCGGCGCCGCTATTTCGTCGCCGTTCTCCGGCTTTGGTATGGAAAAAAGCTTGTATAAGTGCGATGACGGTACCTTCAGCCCGATGTCAACGGCAAGTATTTTGTAGATATCGGCCGTTTCTTTCAGGTCTGCAGCCTCGCTGCAGTCGTACCGGATGTATGGTATCCGCCTGTCTTCCCCGAAGTTGAACAGCACAAGCGGCCGGATAAGGTCGCGCCGCAGTGTTGCCGCCAGTGCCTTGCAGTCCGCAACCGTCAGGTCATGCCGGACATCGTTGTGCGTCTTGCTCTGCGCAAAACTGCCGCCGGAGTCGCTTGTCAGCGTCTGCCCGAGTATGGCCTTGCTTATCTGCTCGTCGCAGTACCGGGCAAGCCGCTCATAAACATCAACGCTGCTTGTTTTTCCGGCTTCCTTGAATTCAATCTCCGTGCCTTCCGGAATAATGCCCGCCGCGTCGGTGCCTATCTGCACCAAAGCCTGGATGAGCGCGTTTTTGTCATCCTCGCTGGAGCCCTGCGCGTAAGTGCCTAACCGCAGCGGCATTCCGAATACCTCGCAAAAGCTGATCCAGTCCTTGATATCGTAGTTTTTGAACAGATACATCCATGCGATTACCCTTAAAATGCCTGCTTTGGCAGGATGCCCGCTGCGTGCTTTGTACCGGTGCACAATAAACTTGTTGTCCGGCACAAGTATCCCGGCGGGGAAATCCTTGGTAAATACCTTGAAGTTATCGTCAACATCCCAGAAAAACCGCTTTTGGTGCCGGTTTTTGATTTCCGATATAACAACTTTACCGTCCTGGTAGTCCCATATAATCTCGCTAACTGCGATGCCTTTGCCGATGGCGTCCAGCAAATCCATCGCAATATCCTCAAAATTCTCGATGCTGCCGATTTCCTGCTTGACGAATTCCGCTATGTTTTTGTCAGTTTCGTTGTCCGCGTCGAACGGAACAATCTCAAAATCAAGCCCCGTAACGGCGTTTTTGCGCGTCTGCAGCTGGCTGAAGAGGTGCGGGTCCTTGCCCTCCATCTCCTCAAACAGCTCCATCTGCCGCAGCACGTCCCCGACGTCGGCTTCCTTGAAGATGTTCGCGAGCCGCTGCGGCGTCAAACCGTCGGAAGGGTAGTTCGAATATTTATCCTGTATCTGGGCTATGGCAATCTCCGTGTAATCCGGTTTCCCGGCAGGAGCCGCCTTGTTGGCAAATAATTCTTTTATGCTGCTGTATATGCTCAATGTGCTGCCTCCTATGTGTTTCTAACTTGCTTCCCGCTTTGATTCCATTCATGCCTCCCTTGTTAAAGGGAGGGGGACCGCCGAGGCGGTGGTGGGATTCATCAGGAGGGGGATTAACTGCTTTGCCTCGCCTGCATCAGGAGAGGTGGCACGCTTCAGCGTGACGGAGAGGTCAGTGCTTCAAACTTCCACTTCCAACTGCCCACTTAATACCCGCCGCTCCTGAACCTCAGCGCTCTGCTCACAACGCTCTTATAATCAACCTTTGTCCCGAACTTTACGTTGAGCGCGATTCTTACCGCCATTTCAAGCGCGTCCGGCCCGTCATCGTTCTTGCCCATCGGGTATTCCTTTAGCTGCTGCAGGAGCGTTTTGTGTTTCTCGCTGAATAGGATGTATCCGTTCTTGATAAACGGCTGCAGGGACTGAATGCGCATGTCCTTGTTGCCGGTGCTGTTGATTTCCTCTATAGGCAGGTACTCGCCGGCCTCGACGCTTTTCTTGGCCATAACATCCTTGAAAAAGTGCTGGAACTGTACCGTCTCAACGCCGAACTTGCTGAAAGGCTTTTTAAATTCCCGGCGCAGCCGCTTGCTTGTTTCGATGGCGTCATCAATAATCACATCCGGATGCCGCTTTTCGATGCTCGCCGCCACAACATACATGTACCCGGTCTTTGTGTCCTTTGCCAGGGCGATGATAGCGGAGGTGTCGCTCTTCTTATTTTTGCCCAGCGACGGGTCATTGGAACCCACAAACAGAAAACGCGGCTCTGCAAAGTTAACCTCTTCATCCTTATAAAAACGGAACCATTCCTCATTAAACGTGCAGTTGTCCGGGTCGATCGGGTCGTTCTGGATTTCCGAGTTGAATGAGGCGTCACCCTCACTAAGCTTGATAACCATCAAATCGTAGTAACTGAGCTTTGCTTCCCACAGAACCTCGGTACCCTCAAGCATTTCTTCCCGGCTCGCCTCAAAGAATTCCTTTGCTTCCTCCTGCCGGTCGTCGTTGAAGAGGTCTGTGTAAATTGCTTCCCATGCATCCCAGAGTTTGGTGTTCTTGGCAAAACTGATAACGCCGCGGTATTTTACTGTCTTGTAGGATGGGTTTGCGGCGACGTTGGCAAGCAGCGCGTCATAGTGCAGCAGCGTGCCGATGTAGACAATGTCCGTGTAGGTGTCGCCGGCTTTGCTGACCGCCTTGTAAAACCAGTTGCGCATCTTCTTGCGCTGGTCCGGTGTGTTGACGTTCTCGTCATTCTCGAGGTCATCGCAGAGGATAAGGTCGGGCCTCCAGGAGCCGTGCCGCCGTCCGCGGATTTTCTTCCCGCTGCCGATGGCCTCAATCTTTACCCCGGTAGAAAGCAGGATAACCCCCGCTTTCCAGACCTTGCCTTGTAAAATGCCGAAATCCTCCCGGATGGCCGTGTTACTTTCAAGCTCGGTTTTGATGTCTGTCAAAAATCCCTCTGCCTGGTCGGAGCTGTCAGAGAGGATGATGATGTAATGCTTGTATGCGTATAGCCCTGCGTGCAGCGTATCCTTAAAGGTGAAGGTGGTTGATTTTGCGTGTCCGCGGGGTGCCTCGATGCAGCGCCTGCATCCTTCCATGCGGGAGATCTCTTTTGCGTCACGCAGCGCGTCCTTGCCCTTCATCACGCCGTCTTCCCATATGGCGTCCAGCTCCCCGTGGAACTTTGGCGATTCTCTTATGAAGTAGTGCGGCAGGTAGGCGCGCCCGAAATATTCCATGTCGAATGCGGCAAGCTTCTTGCGCAGCCCCTTCGGGCCTGTGAGCTCGGTTCCGTCCCGGTAATCCTTCAGGAGCTTTGCCCGTCCCTCCGGGTTTCTGCCGGCGCGGGCCGCGTAAGCCTCAAAGAGCGCCTTTTGGTAATCCCGGTTTGCAACCGCCTCATGGTCCTCCGGCTCTTCAAGAATCGCAATATAATCCTTCAGATTTATCATAGAAATCCTTTCATCTTAAACCTCCCTTGTTAAAGGGAGGGGGACCACCGCAGTGGTGGGGGGATTGCGTTCTTCGTTCTTCATCTACCGTCTAACATCTACCGTCTAACATCTACCGTCTAACATCTAATATCTACCCATCGTTAATAATCATGTCCCTCGCCTTGCTCAGCACCGCGTGCAGCTCTCTGCTCAGCACCGGGTCAGCCTTTATGGCCTTCATCAGGTCAGCCTCCAGCGCCTCAAACGCCATTTCCGTTTTGGTCTTGTAATCCCGCAGCGTCTTTTGCTCATACACGCCCACGCGGGAAAGGGAAGCGATTAATCTGCCGGCCTTGTCGAGCGGCATCTCGTTGTAATCTTCCTCCGCCGTGCTTACCCGCTTCAGCAGCCCGTCCATAAGCACCATGCGGCTTGCCTTGGTAAAGTCAAGGTTCGGGTATTTTTCCGCGGCTTCTGCCAGTTTTGTTGTCTGCTCAATGGTTTCCGCAATGCGCTGCGCCGCTTGGTTTGCCCGTATGGCGTACCGGCCGACGGCGCTCTTGCTGATTTCATACCCCAGTGATTTCAGCCAAATGGCCGTTTCATCGTAGGTGTTGGCAGTGTCGAGCAGCATCACGTCGAGCTGGTCCTTAATATCATCCGGCAGCGCCGTTATCTTGGATGCAACACGAGTCCGGCGGCGTTTGTTATCGGCCATTACACATCAACTCCGTGGTCGTCGATAGTCCCCTCGACGAGGTCAACGCCTTTTTTTGTCAGCTTAATTACGGCATCCTTGCGGTATGCGTTGTAGGCGGTAACCGTCTTGTCGGTGAAAACGATGTACTCGCCCTCGCGCAAATAATCAAGGTGCTTGCAGATGTCCGGCGAAACAATCATCCCGTCGGCAACAAGCGCGTTGGTAATCTGCCGGATAAGCAGCGAGTTTTGAAATCCCTTTACAAGGGAGCGGATGATGTAACCCCGGATGGCCTTATTCTGCTTTATTTCAAGCTCGTTCATTTCATCCATGGTTATCACTCCTTATTCCTGTATTGAAGTATCCGGTCAAGCTTGCAGTTCATGTCGCCCATTTGCTTGTCAACATTGTTGAGCGTCCGGATGAAATCCTCGCGCAGCACGTACACAAGCGGCAGGTCGCTCTTCAGCTCCGAAAGCTCCTTGGCAACCTTTTCGATGTCGCCGGCATTTTTCTTGATGGCGTCCTTCAGGTCTACAATGGCGTTTTTAATGCCCCAAACGGCTATCCCGATGATTAGCGTTACAACAGTCTGCAGGGCGAAGAATAACAGTTGGCTTCCTTGCATACTTTTTTACTCCCTTACGTTGTTTTAAGCGCTAACACCTTGTCCTCTATGAGCTTCGCGACATAATCCTCAAAGCTGCCGAGGTTTGCTGTAATAAGCTGTTTTGCCTCCGGTGTGATGCCGGTGGTTATTTCAAATGCTGCCTTTTTTGCCAAATCCAGGAGCTCGTTTCTGTTTCCGGTGCCTGCCTTGATGGCCTCACGCAAGTCTTTTGCCGTGGTCTGCTCGATGCTGTTCACCGTCACGGTTGTCAGTTTCTCAACATCATCCAGGGCGTTGTTGAACAACTGCCTTTCGCCGTCATCCTTGATTTTCGCCGTTTCTGCTTTTGCCTTTGCTTTAAGCTTGGCGAAGTAGGCTGTGGCGTACGCGGCAAGCAGGCCGATAAGGGCAAGAACAAGCTGCACCAGTAGATTGCTGAGGTCGGTTTTAATTAAATCCATGCTGCTTTCCTCCTTAAATTTTCGGGTATTAAGAAAACCGTAGAAGCGTTGCTTCTACGGTTTAATCTTACCTTTTTACTTGTAAACTCTACATACGTAGTGATTCTGAAAAGTGTTAAAAATAATCTTGTTTTGCTTTCTAATTTGCCTCTCCTCTGGAGGAGAGGTGGCTGCGCAGCAGACGGAGAGGTTTTACTTGTTTTGCTTCCTGCTTTGTCCCCCTTGTTAAAGGGGGATGTCAGCGAACGCTGACAGGGGGATTCCGTCCTTTACTTCTTTGCTTCCTGCTGTGCCTCTCCTGCATCAGGAGAGGTGGCACGCTTAAGCGTGACGGAGAGGTTTTACTTGCTTGCTTCCTGCTGTGCCTCCCTTAATAAAAAGCTTTAGCTTTTTTAAATGAACCGCTTGCGGTTCTATGTGAAACGGGAGGGGGACCGTCGCAACGGTGGGGGGATTGCGTCTACTTCCGTCTTCCTACTCCCCGAACAAACTAATTTGCCCCTCCGCCTGCCCGCGTCCGCATAATATCTGCACCCAGCGCTCCGTCACATCGTACTTGTGGGCAAGCTCCATGTGGTTGTAGCCGTTGAATTCCTCCCGGATACGCGCGTCCCTCACCGGCCTTGTAATGCTTTCGGCTTTCGGCAGGTAGAACGTGGAACCGCCGATGAGCTCCGTCAGCTTCACAAGGTTCTCCACGCCGATCGTTTCAGCAATCTGCCGGTAAATCCCGTCCGGGATGAGTTCAATGGTAAGGTCCTGTGCTAATGAGTCCATCTTGTAGGCCTCCTTAATGATGAAATAATTGCTCTTTCTCCAGAACTTTAGTTCTGTTTTGCCTCCCGCCTTATCTCTTTCCCTGCGTCCCTTGTTAAAGGGAGGGGGACCGTCGCAACGGTGGGGGGATTGTGTCTTCCGACTTCCTACTTCCCACTTACAACTAAAGCAAGATTCTTCACATTCACCGCCGCTGTGGTTTCCGTTCCGACCCCGATAACCGCCCTGTCCCCGGCAACCTCAAGCACCGTGTAGGTCTTGTGGTAAACAGCAAACGGCTTCCCGTCATACTGTACGGCCTTCAGCACCTTCACCGTGCAGCCCTTTGTAATCTTCTTTGTCACAGGCTTTGCGGGTTTTACCGGCGCTGCGGGCTTCGTTGGCTTTACCGGTGTTGCCGGTTTCACGGGTACCGGAGGCTTCACGGGTACCGGAGGCTTTACAGGTGCCGGCGCCGTAGTCTTTGCAAAACCGTTCATCCCGGCGCGTCTGATAATTCCGGGGTAATCCTTCAGCGCGTAGTCCACATCGTTGCTGCCGCCGATGCCCGGTACCGGCGCCCCGCCGTATTGCCATATTCCGGCGTCGGTGCGGTCGCAGGTGTCATGGTACCAGGCGTACCAAAGGTCAAACTCCTTGAGCGCCGTCATGTCAAACATGTTGTTGCAGTAATCCTGGTTGCTGTAGTTCATCGGGTAATAACCGAGTACCTTTACCTTTGTCAAAAATGCCAGCGCGAAAGCCGTGGCAAGCGCTTTGGTGATGATAACGTTCTTGTCCTTGGCGTAACGCACGCCGTCGTATTCGAGGTCGTAACATACCGGGTATTCCACCCTGAACGGCTTGATAAGCTCGATGCAGCGTTCAGCCTCCATGGCCGCGGCCGCGGCGGTGAGCGCGTAGCTGAACCAGTATACCCCGCACGGGATTTTAAGCCGGTTGCATTCGCTGATGTTGCGCTCAAACTGTTTGTCCGTTGTGTTGCCGTACCCGGCGCGGATCATCGCGAACTTGATGCCGTTGCATTTGACCTTGTCCCAGTTGATAAGCCCCTGGTGTTCCGATACGTCGATTCCCTTAATTTTGATATATGGCATAATGTTAACCTCCTAAATTTTTATAAAATCTTTTACTTATTTGCCTCCCTTGTTAAAGGGAGGGGGACCGCTTGCGGTGGTGGGATTCCGTCCATCTTCCTACTTTTAACTTCCCACTTCCAGCTTTTCCCTGTCCACCATTTTCTTAAGCGCCTCAATCATCTTGTGGCACTGCGGTACCGTCAGCCATTCGATTCTGTCAACATGGAACATCTTTTTGCAAAAGCCGGTAACCCGCTTGTTGTTTTTGTTCCACCCGAGCTCGCCCGTCAGCGCGAATATCTTCCTGCGCAGTGCTTCCGTGTCCGGGTTTCCGCCTTCATCGGTGCGCTTCTTGCTCTTAACGGCGCCCGCTGCGGCTGTGTCTTTCATGTTTGCGAGGATCCGGCACACGTTGTCTACCTCGCCCTGCGTCATCTTCCGGATGCTCTGCTTTCCGGTCTCGCGCTCTACCAATGCGTAAAGGTCTTCATCCGGGAGCGCCAGCTCCGGGCACTTGGCCAATCCCCACATCGTGCGGATAGAACAGTTTGTCAGAAACGGTCTGCCGTTATTATTGTTTGCTGCCATTTTATTGCCTCCTATTTTAATAAAATCAGTGCTCTTCCTGCTGTGCCTCGCCTGCATCAGGAGAGGTGGCACGCTTTAGCGTGACGGTGAGGTCGTTCTCTTCCTGCTTTGCCTCGTCTTTCTTCTCTGCCTGCGTCAGCGTGTTCCCCTTGCAGTTTGGGCAGATAAACAGTTCAAACAAGGTGTATCCTGTGGTCTTGCACTTCTGGCAAATATACATTCCGGTAACTTTCATTGATATCACTCCCGTAATCTTCTTTACGTCCCTTGTTAAAGGGAGGGGGACCGTCGCAACGGTGGGGGGATTGCATCCTTTCGTTCTCCATCTACCGTCTAACATCTACCATCTAACATCTAATGTAGCCACTGCCTACTGCTTTTGCAGCTTTTCCCTGTCCGCCTCATACCAAAACACATCTTCCTTTTTCAGCACAAGCCCCACCTTAACAATCTCATCCTCGCTGTATTTCTTGAGCACGTCCTTGTTGATGGTTTCCGTCGTCACAATGCAGTCGTGCATCTTGCGGGATTTCAGCGTATTGATAAGGCTTTCAAGCTTCTCCTTTGCCTTCGGCAGCAGTATCTTTGTGCTCAGGCGGAACCCGGTCTTGCCGAAATTGAGCGTCTTGGTCTTGCCGTCCAGTTCCTCCCGGTGCTCTTCCACAAACGCCTTGATGTCCTTGCCGAGTGCCGATATATGGTCCTGCAGCGGTTTGGCCTCCTGCGCTGCCGTCACCTTGGCGCCGGCAATCTGCTTGTTCATTTCCCCTTCGATGTCGAGCAGGTCAATTTCCGCCTCCGCGATTTCCTTCAGCGCGTTGTCAATGTCCTCCCATGTCTTAAAGTTCGGTGTTTCCTTAATCTTTGTTCTCATTATTATTAGCTCCTTTCCGTGTTGCTTTTTTGGCAAAGTGGTAATGCTTGCCCATCTTGATTTGCTGTGAAACAATGATTAACCTTGCTTTCGGGTGGGCGGTGCCTTTTGCCTGCGCCATTTCCTTTTCGCAGTAACCCGTTTTTGTCTTAACCCCGTTTTCCGTAACGGTGTAAAAATAAACCTCGCCCATGTCCTTTATGGTTAACTCGGTGTCCTCATAAACCCAGCATTCCGAGGCAACCGGTTCGCTCCGGATGTCGCTTTGCTGCACCATGCTGTCCCGTAACCGGTTTAATTGCTCATTAACCCTGGTCTTAACAAGCGAGTCAAACCCACGATTCAGCGAAACCGCGGTCATCGCTTTTGACAAAACACACCCAATTTCAATAATTTCCTTTTCGCTCGCCGCAACAATATATGCCATATATTTCAGCTCCTTATCTTTTTAATGCCCCCTTGCTTCTTTCCCTGCGTCCCTTGTTAAAGGGAGGGGGACCGTCGCAACACGGTGGGGGGATTCCGTTCCTCGTTCTCCATCTACCGTCTAATATCTACCATCTAACATCTAACGTACCTGCTGACCACTGCCCACTGCCCACTATCCACTGGCGGCCAAAGCCGCCTAAAGCATCATCATCTTGCTTGCCCGGTTAATGATGTCCAGCGTGATGACGCCGTCGGTACCGCTTTCCGGCAGAATACGCAGCACATTGTTGAGCGTCCTGTCCAGCAGCCGGAAGCATCCTGTCTGCCGGTTGCAGGCGCGGTTCTTCAGTTCATTGAGCGCGGCCTCGTCAGCTGTAAAAGTTTCAAGGTATTTGTCAACCTCCGCTTTTTGCAGGCCCTTCAGGCTCGCGTAAAAGTCAACCCGGTTAGCGAAGCGCGCAATATAGGTCTTTATCAGCGGCTCAAGCTTCGGTTCGCCGGCAATAACAAGCCCCACGTCGCTCTGGTCGAAGATGCCCCGGAGGATCTCCATTTTCTTCTGTGTGCTCTTGTTAATCAGCTTGTCCGCTTCATCGATAACAAGCAGGTACCCGCGGTTTACCCTAAAGAAATCACGCACGCCGTTCACGCGCTCCCAGATGGTCCCGTACGTCATCGGGATGCCCAGCGCGCGCTCAATGGCCTTTACAAGGTCCCTGCAGCTCATTGTGTCGTCGCATTCAAGGTAAGCGACCCGGGGCATTTTAGCGTAATGCTTCAGCGCGAACGATTTGCCGTAGCCCGTCTTGCCGATAATGATGCCGAGCCCGATATAATCCTGGCATGATTTGCACACGCCGATAATGTTGCCCGCGTCCTCGCTGTTAAAGATGCTGGTGTTTCTGGTAATGTTGGCGGTTGTTTTCGTGTGCTCTTCCCCGGCAAATTCAGCGAGGAATGCATTGAGCTTTTCCTCAAGTTCCGTCGCGTCGTTGTCGTATTTGCCGGCAAGGTAGCGGCTCACCGTCGAGCGGCTGTAATTAATGGCGCTTGCAAGCTCCGTGATAGTGAGTTTGGAGCGTTTAATATAGTCGTTGACCTTGTCGGCCAGTGATAATGCGCTGAAATTGCCCTGGTAAATTTTTCCTGCTGCTTCCATGCTTTTTTACTTCCTTTCAACTCTCATTATGGTTTTAATTTTTGTTTCTGATTTGCCTCCCTTGTCAAAGGGAGGGGGACCGCTTGCGGTGGTGGGATTTACTTGTAATATTTCTTTATTTGCGTTATGATGTTCGCGAAAGGGGGTGAAAATATGCTTGATTTTGAAAGTTTCGCTTTAAGTCTGACACCGGAAAAATTGAATGATATTCAAAAATCGGCTCAAGAACTCGCGAACAAAGTACCTATTCCTATTGTTGATGATTCCATATTACCAAAATTGAATTGGAAACTTAATATGGTATCCGCTTACCAAACAATTGAAATCCTGCGCCTTTATCATGCGTCTATGAATCCTTAGCCGGTTTCAAATCTTTCGTGTATTCCTCAATTTCTGAGAAGAATCTAACCATTTTAGCGATTACTTCCTTGGGTATGAGCGCTGCATCTGCGTCCGGCTGGCTTTTTTCTATGGTTATAAAGTCAATTGTTCTCACTATCTCACACATTGCGTCGGTAACGCCGATTGCTGCCTCATCACTTTTCTTTGCGAGCTCCGCTAACAGTTCCAGCTGTTTGCGGAGTATCTCTTTTTCCTTTTCCATGCTTTTTTACTTCCTTTCAACTCTCATTATGGTTTTAATTTTTGTTTCTGATTTGCCTCCCTTGTCAAAGGGAGGGGGACCGCTTGCGGTGGTGGGATTTAACTCAAATTGCGTATTATCTCATACGCTTCATCCGCTTTTTTTTGCATCCACGGGTCTATTGTCCTTATCTCTTCATCCTGTTGGATTTTCGCCGTTTTTGGTTTGCTCTTTTTGTCCTTGGCCGCAGCCTTAGCCTCTGCCCGGTATTCCTTGTCATCCGGCAGCTGCACAACCTTCTCGTTTCGCGCGTCGTTCTTAACCGTAAGGTCTAACCCGCCCACAACCATTGGCGTGCCGCCGTCATTCTGTCCCCGGAGCTCATACGGTGTGCGGAACTCGGCAAGCAGCTCCTGTGTCTCGCGTATCTGCCTCTTTTGGTTCCGGATGTGCGTCTCCAGGGCGGCCTGTGATACCCCGGGCGCGAATTGGAGCAGCTCCGCGGATACTGCCTCGCATATTTTCTTGCCGCTTCGGTCATAAACATAGAGTTTTGTAACGTCGTTAAGGTCCCATTTCACCCCGACCGTCTCGCCGATGTAATGGCAAAGCTCATAATCTGTGTAGAGTGTGCCGAATTTCATAATGCCCTGGTTGCGCACAAGCGCTTTGTCGGCATTCATCAGCATAATGGCCGCGTATTCCCTTGGCGGTGATGCTTTTATGTACCGTTCTTCGGCGTTTTCAAAGAGCGAAATAGGCGTTATGTGCTTCTCCCGGTCTTTCCGGAGTGAACTGTGCTCCCGCTTGTGGTAAAATTCGTTTTTCCATTTGCTCCAAAGCTCAAAGAACTCTTCCATCGTTAATAATTCGCCGCGTTCCAGCATTTTCGGGATGTCCTTCTTGACCTTCCCCGCGGTTTTTGAGCCTGTCAGCGTGCCCACATAACTGTCCATCCATTTCGTGAACATGCTGCATACCGTGCCGAAAAACCGTTCAATCTGTCCCTTTCCCCACGGTTCGTATGGCAGTGAGCGCGACCATTCGTCAATCCCGATCGAGCGGTAGAAGCCCCTCGTCTCGCTGTCAAATTCAAGCACCTGCATCGTGCGCTCCGTGCGGCTCTGCCCGGTGTTGGTCTTTGATGTATAGTCTTTGCCGTTGTCAATGTGCAAATGCTTTGGTACCCCGCCCGGGTGGCTGTAAATCATTTTAACAAGGCTTTCCTTCAGGATTTGGCTGTTGGCGTCAACACACAGCACATCGCCCATGATGCAGCGGGTGCGGGTATCAAGCCAGGCTACTAACTTCGGGCGCACCGCCTTGATTTTTCCGTTCGTGCTTGTCAGCTGTACCCAGCAGTCAAATGTATGCTCATCGCCCTGTACAAACTCCATCACCGCTAAGGCCGTGGTGTCGCGCTTGCCCTTGAGCATCTTCTTGTTTTTGAATTCCCGCAGTCCGTTTTCAGCGTAGTAGTGTGCGTTCTTTCCGCCGCGCTCGTTGATAAGGAATGCAATGTACCGGTCAACCGTTTTAATGGAAGGGAACTCATCCCATCCGTGCGCGTCCGCCGAGTCAACCATCTTCCAGTAAAGCATTTCTCTGGTTCCGCGGTTCGCGGCGAAGTCCTTGTTAAACCAGATGTTTTCGATAAAAGCCTTTTGTTGCTCGTTCAAACTCGGGAAGGTGTTCGCGTCCTTTGGCTTCCGGCATAGGGCAAGTATCTTGAAGTAGTTGCAGTCCCTGTCCTCTTCCTTCTTGAGCTTGGCCGCCCATGCGCCCGCCTCAAGGTAAACCTCCGCGTTGCGGTAAAGCGTCCGTTGGCTCATGCCGAGTGCGGCGGCGGTTTCCGCTGCGTGCGCCGTTTTCTCGCTCTTGGCGTAATTGGTGAAAAGCTCAATCTGTTTCGCCAGCTCAACCGCTTCGTAGTAGTCCTGCTTGTGTCCTTCTATGTAACCGTTCAGGTCAATGTCAAGGTACCATGGCGCTTCATTCGTTTTCTGTTCGATGATGACATCACTCCCGTCTAACTTCTCAGCGGCCTTGTAAGCCTTTCGGGCCTTGGAGGATAAAGAGCTTAGCGCAATCTCAACCTGTTCTTTCCCGCCGTTCTCTCCCGGTACTTTTCTCGTTTTAAAATCTTTCGGATTTCGCAGAATTCGTTGAAGTAAGGTATTGTACTTGATTTCCTCAAGTTCGGCAGCCAGTTTAAGCGGTATATATATTTCCGGCAAGCTCATTCCTCCTTCCTGTTGATTTTTTAAAAACAATGTGTTAACATAATTAAGAAGGTTTTTCGGAATCTTCAAGGGGAAGAGAGTCTTTTTGGTTGTCGAGGCCGAGGCTCTCTTTGCTTTTGTCCCGCGTGTCGGCGTCCCTAACGTCAAGTAAGTGTCCGCAGTATAGTGCCGGTTCACGCCGTAACGGTGTTTGTCTCCCAGCCTGAAACTGGGCGTAATCGATTATGGCATTGCATCCGGTGTTCACTGTTCTTTTGTCCTGTGGGACGGCGATCAGTTCGGATGGTAAGTATTTTCTGGTATGATATGTGCCTGTGAATGTGTCAAGGTACAATGTGGTTAAAGCGTCAAGCTGCGTGCAGCAATCGTCTATTGAGTTTAATAAATTATCTGTTTCGCTGTCGATGAGCGATTTAACATTATTTTTGTGCCATTCTCGAATTGAAACGATAGGCGTTTCGCTGAAAAGAAGCATCTCAATACCTTTTAAATTGCTTATAGTGCGCTGTAACCGTTGAACCTTGTCGGTGATTTCACTCATTTTGTTAGTTCTTTTCATGGGGTTTCTCTCCTTACGCGCTTTTCTTTTCTGCCTTTGGCGGGTTGATTTCCAAGATTTTGGCCATTTCAAGTACATACTTTTCTGCCTTGCGCTCGCCGGAGAGGATATAGTCCACATATCTCTGGGTAATTCCGAGCTTGTCCGCAAGTTCTTTCTGTGTCATGCGTTTGTCAATGAGTGCCTTTCTTACCTCAACGCCGAACGGGGTCAGATTTCTAATAAACATGCTGCATTCTCCTTTCTATTAATAGTATTGTCCTGGGCGCGTACCTTACGCCTCTTCCGGTTTTCCGATGAATTTGATATAAAGCTCCACTGTGTTGATATCGCTTAACAATTCTTTCGCGCTTTCCTCGGTCTCTTCAAACAGCCGGAGTTCATTTGTGCTAACCTCGCACACCGTGAACCACGTTCCCTTCACCGTCTTGTAGAGTGTCGCAGGTTTATAAACGGTGATAATGTCTATGATTCCCTTAAATCCTTTTTGGAAGGTGCAAACCTTTTGCGCCGTGTCCGTGTCATAAAGCTTCCCGTCACTGATAAATCTTGCCATGCTGCTGTTCCTTCCTTTCTTCCCGGTTAAATTAATCCGATGATGTGCAGAAACTTGCATCCGTAGAGTAGACAGGCCGTCGCGTAAAGCGGAACAAGTACGGTGATAAACTTAAACATGGCCATCGCTCCTTTCCTGTTATTTTGCCATCGCCGGCAGCTGTCTGGTCTTGCCCGTTTGCCTGTTCATCACCTCGATGCCCCCGGTTGTCGCTTTCACAACAAGAAAGTGCTCCGGCTTCAGGCCGTAGGCATCCTTCATTAATATCTTCTGTGCCCTGGTTGGCCGCTTCCCGTTTTTCAT